TAAGGTGCGTGGAACGGGCAGCTTTACAAGCCCGTCAGGCAGCCCACGGTAAAGATCGTAATTGTCAATCATCTCGCCCAGCGTGAGGCGTTCCGGTTGTTTTATTTGTGCCATACTGCCCGCCCTTTCTCCGGTTCGATTGCCCGGCGTACTGCCATTGTAAGCGCATCCACTTGGTCGTCATGGTCATAGTTCGGGAAGGCACACACTTCATCCGTGAAAGCCTTAACGAAGCTTGCCCCTTGCAGCAAGTGTACCCGCCCGGCTTCAATATAAGGCAAACATTCTGCTACCCGTGCAACCTTGTCAGTCTTTGGCGGCGTGTCAATTATGACGTTCAGGTGCGTGGTACGCTTGAGCATCTGCGCCACGCTTAAACCGCTTGCCTTTGGTTCAATGTAAATGCGGCTTGCCCGTGGGTTATAGCCATTACGCATGGCAAACTCCGGGATGAACTTAATGAGTTCAGGCATTTCAAGGCGCACGGCTGCCACGTCACGCACGTAAAGCGAATGTTTAAACTGGGCGTAAGCTATGATAGCCGTGGCGTCATTGTCATCCTTGTCGGTGTAAGCGCCGTCAATGGTATAGTTCCACGTAAGGGGAAGCTTTTCGGTTGTGGCTTCGTCTTGCAGGCGGCTCATAGTGTATTCCATGAACCAAGCGCCTTTAACCATATTCCCGCCCGTTTTAACGGGGCTTTGCAACATCTGCCCGACGTAACCCAGCGTTCCCATTGCGGTACGGAAGCTTGCCAGCGCTTCACGGTTCAGGCGCACCGGGTCAAGCAGCCCGTCAACGTAGTTGGCAGCCAGTTCGGCAGGCGCAACATCGGGCGTGAGTTCAGCCGGCAGGCAAACATGACAGTACGTGCCCTTCTTCAAGCAATGTCCGGCGAGGTCGTTAGTAGCAAGGCGCTGCATAACGAGCAGCTTCGTGCTGATGTTTGCATCTGTGAGCCGGGTGCTTATACTGGTATCCCACCAATCGTTAATAGCATCCAGTTCGACCGTGCTGGCAGACTTCTTCGGGTTAATGGGATCATCACAAATAACAAGATCGGCGTGCCTGCCTATTGCGCTGCCGCCGCTGCCGACGGCGTAACGCATCCCTTCGGCGCTGTTAGCGAACTCACTTTTCTTGTTTACGTCCAGCCGCATACGGTAAAGGTCGCCGAAAAGGTCTTGATACCAGTCTGAAAGTATTATGTCACGTGTCTTGCCTGCGTGGTAGTGTGAAAGCACGTCGGCGTATGATGCGCTGATTATCTTGAATGAAGGTTCAACAATCCAAGCCCACGCCGGCAGCGCTATCGTTACAAGGCTGCTCTTTGTTGTGGCGGGCGGCACGTTAATCACATAGTCGCACGTGCGCTGCTCTTTGCGTACAATGCGCATAACGATTTCCTGCAATAGGTCGGCAAGGTACTTCAAGTGCCAGTTCTCATTCAGCGGTTTGATAGGTTCAATAATTTGCCACGCCTGCACAAAGAACTCGTAAAAGTTCTCCCGGTACTTCCATTGCCGTATTGTGTGCAGGTTAGCCGCTGATGTCGCCGTTATCATCTGCCTTTGCGATCAGTCTGTAAAGTTGCTTGCGTTCGGCTTCGGTAAGCTTCGCCATGTCGATCGTAGGTTCTTCCCGGTTGCGTATCTCCATGCGTTCAACATAGCCCCGGTCTTTGTTCTTGGTCTTGTTGAAGAAAATTATTGCAGCGGTGTCCGGGCGGCTTATCCAGCCTATGATCTTGCCTTGCTTATCCAGCTTTGGTATGCCCTTCATCAGCGTTAGCAGCTGGCTTTCGCCAAAGTCTTTGATCTCGTCACGGGCTTCTTCAACGGCTGCCCTGAAGGCTTCGTCCGTGTTGTACCAGTCATAAAACGTCTTACGGTTTATCCCGAAAGCCTTTGCCGCCCGGCTGACGTCGGTTGCATTGCTGCGGAATATGGTTATGAACGTTTGTCGTTCTTCGTCAGAGTATGCCATTGCGGTAAATATTAAGTGCCTGCTTGCGTTCTTCATCTGTGAGAAACTTACGCACCTCAAGCCAGCCCAGCCATAGCGACCACTTGTAAATAAGGTGAAAGGCGGCTGGCACGTTTAGCGGATTGCCACGTATGTAACCAAAGTGCGGCTTACCATAGCGCCAAAATACGAACTGTATTTGCTTCATGCCTTTTTTATGCGTGTTACGATGGTTACAAAGTTCCATCTTTCAAATGATAAAACATAATACTATCGCAATTATTATGCTCACTGTAATAATCAAGCAGCCACGGCAGCCAGCTTTAGCAAGGTCATCAAAAAAGTAGTTATCATTCGGGTTCATCTTTCAGGCGTTGTTTACAGGTTGCTATCTGTGTCATGTGGTTTGTTGTGTCGGCGTAAGTATTCTGCCTGCTCCACGTTTCGCCAAAGTCATTCGGCTGGTCACAGTACTCGTATTCTGCCTTGAGTGTTACGGTGTGCGGGTTGTCACAGAACTTTTCATAGATTGTTACCACCGTGCAATCAAAGCAGTCGCTGTATTCCTTTTGCGGTTCGCAGGCTGTGGCGGCAAGCATTGCAAGCGCCAATAACAAAACAATGGCAAGCGTAGCCGAAATAATTATGGCGAAGTCGCCTACCGTGTCACGGGTGCTTTTCATTAGTAATATTTGTTTCAAAAAGGTGAAAAACCAATTCGCCGCCCGCTAATTGATATGTCCCTATGTATTTTGCAGCAACCTGCCCGATACCATTCGCTGTCCAACCATGCCCTGTCCAATGCAGAACAAAGTACCGCATTTCGTTTTCGTTAGTTGTTTCGACAATAGCCCACAAACAGGGCTTACCGTATTGTAACTGCACACAAAGTATCTCCGCATCTTTAGGCATTTCAATTGCAAAGCGTGGTTCAATATTATCTGCTACACCTAACGGATATTTCCAAATTGTTTTCATTTTTCATTTTTGCGCTTTAAGCCAACGTACTTGTAAATGTAATTGCCCTGTTCATCTTCGCCGGCAAGCTGGACAGCCCCTTGCAGGTAATTCATCGGGCTGCGCTGCAAGCTGGGATTATTCCAGTTCTTACGCAGCAAGTCATACCATGTTTCATGCCGGTTGCGGTAAACGTTTTCAGCACCAACACCGCCGGCACAAAGCTGTAACTTGTTTGTGTGCCTGCTCCACGGTGGCGCAATGTCATCAAGGCGAATTAACTTGTTTGCCCCGTCACGTGCCTTTACAACGGCGTTCGTCATGTTTTCATGCTCCCAGTTCCCGAACACCTTGTCATCGGGTGGTATGCCGCAGCAACACCCGACGTCCGAAAGCTGCTTCCAAACCGGATCGCTTACGCCGGCTACCATGCCGCAGGCGTGCGTCACCTCACGTATTTCGTGCATTATGTCCTCGGTGAAAGCTGCACTCGGTCGCATACAAGCCATAGTTCGCCCAAAGCCCCGGTAAATCTTTTCAAGGTCATACCCGGCAAGTTCATTCAGCAGGCGGTACTTCCAGCGGTTTGCCTTTGGTACTGCCATAGGGTAGAACATTACTTCATAACTCACAGCCCTTGCCCCGGCGTCAGCTGCACGTTTTATCAAATCAATATGCCCACGTTTGTAATCCGTTATGCCGGGAATGATAGGGCGCAGCCGTAGCGAAGCATTCACGCCGGCTTTTGTGAGTTGCTTCATGGTCTTGAGGCGCTGGGTTGTGTTAGGTGTGTAACGGTCAACCCGCTGTATGAGCCGGTCGTCGTTGCAGTTGATAGAAAAGGCAATCCAAAACAAGTGAGGCTTATGGGTTATGCCTGCAAAGTATTCCGGGATTTGGAAAACCACGCCTTTTGTACTCATCCGCACGGGCTGGTCATACTTGGTGGCAAGGCGCATGAACTCAAGCAGCCAGCCGGAGTTCTGTTCAATACTATCGCACGGATCGCAAAGCCCGCCCACCTGCACCGGGCAAGGGAAGCCGGCGGCGTTGCGTTTGTCATAGCGCAAAGCTTCACGGAACTGTCGCCCGTCAGCGGTGTCACGTCCGCTGAAAATGCCTTCGATCAAGTTCAACGAAGTGCGCCCCAGCTTTTTTGACTGCATTGTGTGCCCCATGATGTTATCGCTAAAGCAGTACAAACATTCATAGGCGCAGCTGCTATGCGAATCAATCGTCACGGGCAGGGCACAGTCAAAGCCGTCAGCCGTCAGGCGTATGCCCTTGTAATTACGGAAGCCCTCTTTGCGCACCGGGGCACATTTTTGCCGGTCGCCGCATGATATGCCAGCTTCAGCGCATTCAGCGCAAACATTTATCTCTTTATTTCTCAAACTAACTGCCATCATTTCAATTGTTTATTTGCCGCCCAATCCTTCATAGCTTCCATGAAAACATCGGGCTTAACTTGGTGTTCGGTGAGCATTAAGCCGGCGTCCTGCATTGCAGCCAAAAGGCTTTGAAATAACTCATTCTGCCCGTAGTATTCAACGTAGAACCAGTTACCATCCTTGCCGTTGATCTCCTTGCCTTTGTCAAGATCGGTGTCGTTGAAGTCCGGGCGTGGCACGTCAGCCGCAAGGAACGACGGGTAATCCAAGCCAAGATCAATAAGTTGCTGCTGATCCCATTCGTTTGCCAGTATGTCCCAATCCCAATCGCCGAACTGTATGTTATCTTCAATCACGAAAATCTTTTCTTCTGCGGGCGTGAGTTCATCAGCTACCCGCACCCAGTCGTCAGGGATTTCTTTCATGCCAAGTTCTACGCAGGCACGGTAACGCATATTGCCGCCAATGATGACGTAATCTTTGTTAACGATAATCGGGCGCAGGCGCATCATCTTTGGAAAGTTCGTCAGGCTCTCTACAAGCTGCTTGAACTTGGCGTCCTTGATTATGCGTGGATTTTGCTCGTTTAGTTTGATTTTGCTTAATTTCATATTGCTTTTGTTGGTTTATTGCAAAAGTTACCTAACCACGTTAGGCAGGTTACACTATCGATATACGAGTGGCTCAACACCATCACCACCGTTTAGGATGCCGCAAATCGGCTGCAAGGCGAAGAACTCGTCAACAAGCCTACGCCCGGCATGGAAGCCACAAACAAAATATGCCGCATAGCCAACGCTGCGCAGTCGACCGATAGTTGCAGCCTGTTCGGCAAGGTGTTCGTCGCTGACCAGCTGCCCGTCCTTGCGGTAAAGGCGCACGTCAAGCGCTTTGAGTTCAATCAGCAAGCCATGATAGCAGCCCGCCGGGTGCAGTATGATTATGTCAGGTATGCCCCGGCTGCTTTTCAGCGGCTTGACGGCACGTGCCAGCCCGATAGGCAGGCGCACGCCCGAAAGGTCGCTGGTAAAAATTACGTCCGGGTGATTGGCACGTATGTAATTGCAAAGTGCGGCATGACTGTAAGCTTCTTCCTTCATCTGCGGCGGGTGAGGGCATAAAAAAAGCAGGCATCAGTCGGTTGCGTCCGCAACGTCATGAGCCTGCTCGAAGTATGCCGATGGTTACCATGAAACAAATTACTGCAATATTCGTGATGTAAACAAATTTATTTTCTCACAACCCTGCAAGCTGCACTAAAAGGTCAGTTACGCCGGTGACGTCATGTAAGGCGCAGTTGTCAATCTCGTAAAGATCGGCAAAGGTTGTGAACGTTGTGCCGTCGCTACGCTGCCGTAACGTGCCCCGTGGGTAATAACGCCGGGCGGCTGCGAGTTCCTGTTTTGTCACCCAGCCGCAAACCGTTAGTTCTGCCTTGAGTTTATTGTAGCTGCAGAAAATGTAAACATCAGTTTTGTAATCTGCCTGCAAGGCAAGGAAATTGTTAGTGTAGTATGGTTTGACGGCGGTAGTGCGCCCCATAGTCTTGACATCAATCCTGCGCCCGGCGTAAAGCACATCAAGCCCGCCGTCACAACCATCCTCACCGCTGATTAACCCTGCCCCGAACCAAGTCATCACAACCGACTGACCTATTAAGCCCGTCAGTTGCTGTTCCTTTGTGCCGTTCGCCGTATAGCGCAGCCCAAAGTTATAGCGCTGCGCCTGCGCTGTGCAGTAGTCAATTATCTCCTGCAAAACTGCCATAGTGAACATAGTCAGTCAGGCAGAAATTTCAGCGTCTTGATCTGCTGTTTGTACTTTGGTATTTGGCACAAAGCATTATACTCCCGGCGCAGTTCTTTGTTCCCGCCCGTGCGGTGGCTTGCCCACTGACCAAAGCGGCTCTCAAGTGTGCCCACTATAAAGCCAATCGATTCAAGCTGCTTTTTTATGAACTCCTCACGGGGCTTTGTTTCAAGGTAAAGCCGGCACATCTCAAGAAACAAAATGCGCTTCTCAATTTTGCGCTGCTCCGTGAAAACTGCGTCCTTTCCCTGTTTGCGCAGGGCGTCAAGTTCCTGTTGTATTTGCTTCAGCTGTTTCATCTTCGTTAAAACGTTTTGCCTCTTGCTGTTCAAGGCGTTTTACTTCTTCGTCAATTTCAAGTAGTTGCGGCTTGAGGCGCTGTTCAATTTCAGCAACCTCCTGCCGTAAAAGCTTTTCGGTCTCCATGAGGATACCGCATTTAGTCTTGGAGAACTGCACGTTGTTACGGTTCATGCCAATAACGCCGGTAATAGCGTTCTGCGAAGCATAGTGCACCGTCAGGTATGCAATCACCTGCCGTGCCCTGACCAGTTCCTTGTACCGGCGCTTCCCCCTGACGTCTGCCATGTCAAGCCCGTAATAGTTCACCACCGTTTCTTCAACAACAAGCAGCCGCCGGGCGGTCGCCGAAAACTCTTTTGAAATTTCCTTCCAGCGGAAGTAGTTTGCAAGCAAGTTGTCCGGGCTGTTCTCGCCGTGGTGCAGGTGGTAAAATTGTGCAAAGGCAAGCACTTCACCATACGTGAAGTGTCTGCCCCTGAATACTATCCTTTGCTGGCTGGTCATGGCGCTGGGAAATTAGTTAATACCTGTTTGCCCCAGCGTCCTAATTCCGGGTGTTCCTTTTGCACTTGCCGCCGGGTGCGTGTGATGCTTTCAACGCTTGTAAGTTCAGCATTGATGTAGGCACGCAGTACGGCTTCGGCTGGGCGAAAGGCAAATAGCATCGGCTGTTCAATCTGCCAGTAAAGCGCAACCAGTTCCCGATCACTCTCACGGGTGAGGGGCTGGTTCTTGAGCAGGTCAAATACCTGCGCCTTTAACTTCCTATGTTTCTTTTTGCTCATCTTCGTTTGTGTATTTGTGAACATTCGTTACGTGTACCCAAAACGTTTTACCGTCCTGCTTCACAACTTGGTAATCTTCACCCCTGCCGCCCTTGTTAATAACTTCAAGGTATTCGTTGTAGGTGAGCAATTCGCTTTTCTTGGCGGTCGTTGATATGTTTTCACGTGCCGCCCACGTGGCAAGCCGCCGGGGCAGTTCCCAAGTAAGTTGCAGTTCGTAGCGCATTTTGGTCTTACTGGCATTGAGTTCAGTCCAGTAATTGCAAAAGTTTTGCAGCATTTGTGTACCATACTTAAGATAATCCTTATGATAAAGTTCGGCAGCGAAAGCTTTTCTTTTAACTTCCACTTTATCTTTATCTTTATCTTTATCTTTATCTTTTAGGCAGGATGGCGGCATGGTGTCCCCATCCTGTCGCATGGTGTCGGCATCCTGTACCAGACAACTTTCGTAAATATCATGCACCCGCTTCGGTAACGCCTTGATAATCATACGGCGTGCCTTCTCCATTGACGGGTTAAGCTTTTGGTTCTTATGGTGATTAACCAGCATAATGTAGTTATCGGCGTAGAATAACTTGCGGTCGGCTATGAACTTTGTTATAGCTGCCGTAAGCTGTTCAGGCGTCAGCCCGGTGTCAAAGCAAATCTGCCGGCGGGTGATCTCGTAAACGCCGGCAATGTTTGAAAGCGGGCAGGTAAGCAGATACAGAAATAACAATTTCTGTTCGGCTGGCAGTTCGCAAATGTAGTCGTCCTGCCAAAAGTGCGTATTCACGCTGCGCAGTTTTGCCATGTCAGTTTCCATTCTGCAATTCATTAAACCGGCTGGCGTAAGCTTTGCCCAGCGGTGAGTTCTCATCCTCCATGAATAAGCCCGGCTCATTGCTGTAAAGTTCCCGCAGCTGGTCAAGCGTAGTGCAATCGGCAATCTGCCGCAGCACGTAGTCGTTATGGGTAAGGATTTCGCCTTTTACTTCAACCCTTTTTTTGCCCTGCATAATAGTTGCAGAAGCAGCATCCAGCGCAGTTCCTGCCAGCTTTGCCAGCGTTTCGCCGTGCTGTTCTTTGGCTTCGTCATAAACTGCCTCAATATCAATAGTGGCGTGTTGCTGCAAGGCTGTAAGCTTTTGTTCGTTCAGTATGCCCTGTTTGCGTATGTCCAGCCCAGCCTCAAAAAAGGCTCGCAGCGTCTCCATATTCTCGGCGCTGATGTTTGGGATAAGGCTCACGACCGGGTAGACGCTTTTCGCCTCCGGTTTGTTGCTGGTGACCTTTTTTACTACAAGGTCAAACGGGATATTTACAATCGTGCCAGCCTGTTCCTTGATCTCATCAAAGGTATTCCGTATGGCGCTGATTGAACTCTTGTCGCCGCCGGTCTGAAATTGCCAAACGCCAAAGACGCCCTTGATTGCAGGGAGTATGAAGTTAATGGTCAGCACCTGCCGCCATTTGATGTTATGGCTCTTGCTGAACTCAAGCACGGCGTTACGGTCGGTGGTTTGCTTGTATTCTTCCTTCCCGGCATAATCCCAAAGCCAGTAAGTAACGCCGTCGCCATAACCAGCCCTGCGCCCTTCCTTATCACGCCCGTCCCATTCTTCATAGCAGCTTTGGAAGTCATCGTCGCTGATGAAAACAATCTGTATGCGTTCGGGCTTGGTGTAAACTTCGTCGAACTTGCTGGCATAGCTGCCAGTTGCAACAAAGTAGTCAAGGCTCACCGGGTATTCTTTGCCGGCGCTGTTGATCCTTTTCTCGCCGCAGCGTATGCGCCCGATTAGTGGTAACCGGGTGTTCTGCGCTGGAATGTTCTGTCTTAAAATTCTACTGTTTCGCATCTTCGTATTTGTTAAGTTTAAAATAAAGTAAATTGTTAAAAGTTGCAACGTCCTTACCGATTGTAAAATCACCCGTAAGTGCTGTCCAGTTATATGCGTAAAGTGTTTCAGCTGGCGGGTTTACTTGGTGTAGCCAGCGTGGCGCACCTCCCGTCCCTTTCCATGGGAAAAGTGATGAATCGTTAGAGAAAAAAGCAATGTACCAATTCCACTTGACAGGGTACTGACCAACGTGTATCAGCTGTAAATCAGCCAGCGCAAGTTCCCTTACTACTGGCTGATATACTATTATGCTGCTACGTGTAAACCTAATGAAGTTACGTTCTGCTGCCTTCATCGGATTCGTCATTAAAATAAAAGTCTGCGTAGTCATACTGCTGATAAGGTGTGTTCTCAATATCAACATTAGCCTGCACAATTTCCTTAATCACTTTGGTTGTGAAGTTCTCGCCGCCGGGCTGGTCAAGGTTAATTACGCCAAACATTTCTATTACCGTCTTTTCTTCGGGCGCAGGTTCAAATTCATGGTACAGACCAATGATGTTCATTACGGCTGTTTCGCTAAAGGCGTCCGACTGATCAACCAGCGTATAGGTAGGCACTTTTCGCCAGTCCTTCGGGTGAAAGTTGTAAAGCCGTATGGTACGGTCAGCGTATGCCGGGTAGTTATCCTTGAAGATCATCTTGAGGGCTGCCAGCTGCGCAGCATTATGTATGCCGCCGGTTGTGTCACGCCCGCTTTTGAAGTCCACAATAGCCAGCGTGCGAACGGTGCGCTTTGTTTCCTTCGGCTGACCTTTATTAATGCCGCTTGCATAAACCTCACCAAAGTAACCCTTTTCTTCATAGTCCATTTCGCAGAACAAATCCTGCGTACCAGCCACGCCAAGCCGGGGCGAAACGAGTGAAAGTTCAATCGCCAGCGGCTTCACTTGGTATTCATGCAGGAACGTTGCAAAGGCAAGTAAGTCCTGCTTGAGGTCATCCACCCAAACGGCTTCGTTCACCACAAGCTTATTCACAGCGCAGTAGTTGTGAACAACTTCAGGCAAAAGGTCAAGATTGAAAACCTTTTTTATGAGCATCGTGGCGTAGCAGGTGTGCATCAAGCTGCCATACTTTGCACGCTGGTCACGGTAAGCAATGGCAGCGTCGTAACCCATATTTGCAATCCACTTTACAAGCCCTTCGTTCTGCGGGATTGTGCGCCGGGTGAGTGTTGTCACCCCGACTGCAAAGTGTACTTCCGGGACAAGTGTCACACCTGCGGGCGCTGCCGCCTGTTGGTATGGTAATTCTTCCGGGTTAGTGTAGTAATAAAAGCGGTCACCCTTGTACTCATAGCGGTACAATGGGTAAGGGCTTAACATCAAGGCGTCGTCCGCAAAGTGCATAGCCTTGATCTGACTGACTGTTAATTCGTCTTGTTTCATCTTCGTTTTAATTAGTGTTTACGTTCGTACTTGCTTTTAATTAAGTTGTGCTTTTTGATTATTGCTTTCGCATCCCGGTATGAGCCTTCATCTCGAAGTCTGCGCCATATTACCCCGTAATGATCCATCAGCTGCCAGTCCTGACAAAGTGTTTTCAGGCAGGAATAAATTGCAGTTGCTGTAACGTCATCTTTGGCGGTAATGGAATATACCGGCTTAAGTTTCTGTGTCATCTTTACTTTTATTGATTAATGGGAATGAACCAAAGGACGTATGAATAGCTCCGCAGTCGGGGCATTTTTTACCGCCGCCCGCAAGACTCCACACATAGGCTGTCACACGTTTAAAACAGAACGGGCATTCTAAAGTAAAATGAGCCCTCCCGAATTGTGCAACGTAGTTATATGCCCTGTAATCACGCCGATTATCGTAATCATATTTCCATCTGCTTTTGTCTACAACCATAACGTTTGATTTTAATTCAGTGTAATGTAAAACTTCCAAAATACGGGCATTTTTGCACGGCTGGAATGATCCCAAAATGTAATCTCCAGCCGCACAATCCACGCCCTAAATCTCATTGTGCTATTCACGTGTGCAAACTTGGCACGCCTGTAACGCAAACTTATTTTGTAAACGTTAATCATTTGGTAAATGTTAAATAAGTAACGGCGGCGCATTTTACCGCCATTACTCATTAGTAAAATTACACAAATATTTACTATTTCAACATTTCTGCGGCAATTAATTCAAGTTCCCGCTTGCGTTCCGGCTTGGCGTCACGTGCCACGGCTGTCAAGCCATTGACCAGCTTCCAAAGTGTCGGGTTACCCTGCAAGCCATTGTTAGGATCGTTCTCCATAAGCACCTTACCAACGGCTTCGCTTTCACCCAGCGTTAAGCCAAGCTTCGGCAGCTTTTCAACTTCCTTAACAAGGTCAACCGGCTTTGCTGAAGCGCCCTGTATTCTGCCAATAAGGTTCTCGGTAGTTTCGGGTAAGTAAATCTGCTTCATTACGTCACCTACCAAGCTTGCCTTCGCATCGGTATCTTTGCGGTAAGTTTCTTCGCTGATGCGTATGTCATCCGGTATGCGCCCGCCAAGATGAAATTCCCGCAGCATACTCTGACCGACCAGCCCGTTCATACACTTTACGAGCAAGCCAAAGAGGTAAACTTCCAAAGCCCCGTCGCCGAAGTCGCTGTTGCGTATGCGTGCGCCTACTGCCATAAAGTTCCTGCCATTGAACGGCGTGTCAAACTCAACGATGTTCGGGTTGATCACTTCAAGGAAGCCTTTTGTTTCGCCGGCGTGTGCATCTACCAGCACGCTACCGGTCGCCTGCGCAGCCTGCAGAAAGGCAATGAAAATCTGCATGGAGTTCAGGCGGCGGTACTTGTCACTTAAAAAGCCCCTGACCTCACCTTCAACCGTGCGTACCAGCACCCGTTCACGTGTTGTATTGTCGGTGGTGGTTTGCATTATGGTCAGCGCAAGATTCTTCTGCCAGTCTGTTCCCTTCGTAAGTGTCTTGAGGTAAACCGGCGGGACTGAAAGCTTGTCGGCAATCTGTCCGAGTGCGTGGTCATGGATGCGGAACGGATCAAACTGTTCGCCGTGGTAAGTGTCAGGCTTAAAGGTGAGCCGCACAGTTTCGTCGGGCTCGCCCCGGCGTAAGCGGAAGTCAATGGTCTGCGCCGGTACAAGGTAGTCGTCAAGAAGTGTGCCGGTGCGGTTAATCTGTTCAATAGCTGTGCTGATTGAACGTGATTTACCCGTGAGGGTAGTTTCTAATTTGCTGGCTAATAAAGCCCTTTCATCTGTGTACATCTTCGTTAAAATTTGGTTTAGTAAATAAAATAATTGAGTTGTTTAGATTCTGTGCGTATGATTAATTTGCGTTCCAAAGCGCTTGCTAAAGTTGCTAATTCTTTAGCGTAAAGCAATACGCCTTCGTGGTTCTCAATGACACGTAGGCAAGGTGGATTCCATTTCAGGGGCTGGGTATCAACTATGAATACCCTGCCATCCTGAAAGTTCTTTAGCCGGCGAATGAGTTCGCCCGTGCTGCGTATGCGGGCAAGGCGTTCACGTGCCTTGCTTCGCCGACGGTTACGTGTTAAAAGATAACGGCGCTTCATCTGTAATCTTTATGTAGGCAGCTGTTGCACTTGTAGCCGATTATCTCAAAGTAAGTGCCGTAAGTTTCTTCATTCTTTACGTCACCCGTTATGTCAGCCCGGTCATTGCTGCCGCAGTTAGGACAAGCACCGTCGCCCGTTAGGCGCAGGTTAGTTACTACCTTTAAGGTGTATGGCAGGTCATTGCCGAAAACTATTACCGCAACGTCCTTTATTTGACGTGCAGAGAGGAACTCGTAAAAAAGCCAGTTGCAGGCTTCGTCACTCGTGGCGTCGATTTCAAAATTCTCGGTCAGCACCTTCATTAATTTGCTGTTGAGTGCTTCCCAAAGTGCCGGCTGAAAGTCTGCCGGGCGTTCTACTTTTAATTCGCATTTACTCATCTTCGTTTTTATTTAGTGAAACAAAAGGTTAAAAAAGTTGTGGCTGGGATCGCACTTACGGCATACGGTATTTCACGCATCCCAGCCGGGTTAATTAAACAAGGTATTCACGTTCTTGCAGTTGCTTGCAGTAACCGGTAAGTTCATAACGCTTTTCGATTACTTCCTTTTCAACCAGTTCGCAGCTTTCGGTATTCCCTACGACCAGTTCAACCAGCACAGCCGGCAGCACCTTGTCGTCAAGCTTCAGGCGAATATACCAGCTGAACACGATGCTGGTCTTCATTATCTCCTTGCTTGGATTATTACGAAAAATCATTGAAAGCTTCTTTGCCAGCCGGTCAAGGTCTGCGACGGTCGTGCCTTCATTTGCGACGAACCGTGTCCACGACCAGCCGTATTTTTCAAGCTTCCATTGCTTCGGTGAGATTATGTCAGCAAGGTTCTGCAAGACCATACGTGTAAGCATGATCTTCATTGTTAAGTTGCGCAGTTCTTGTTTCTGCTGTTGGTAAGCATCAAGAAAGAAATCCGGGTTGATCATTTCAATTGTTTTCATCTTCGTAAAAATTAAATGGTTAAAAATTAATTCTCAATTATATCATCAAGGTTTGAAATAACATCATCCAAGCTGCTAATGGCGTTATCAAAATTGTCAAGCGCCTGCTCGGATGCCGCATATCTTTCACCGCCCTGCAAATTTTCAGGTATATTATCAAATGATTCCTGCTCGTCACTTTGCAGACTTTCAAGTTCTGATTTTAGGTCGTCAATCTGCGACTTGATTTTTTCAATTTGTACTTTTCGTTTTGCGTTCATTTTACATTAATTAAAAGGTTAAAAAAGTTTGTCGTATTGTGCTGCGCCGTTCTCACCGTAGTATTCGGCGATCTGCTTGCGAATCTGCGAATTGATCGCAGCCCTAATATTGAACGGCTGCCGGTCAATATGTTCCTGTGCCTTCCGTGCCTTGTATTCCCACGGCTTCGTGTAGTCAATCTGTGGCGGTAACGTTTCATACGTTACGATTGCCCGAATAGCTTCGTTAATTGTCATTGTCGTAATATTTAATTGTTATTCCTGCGCTTCTGCGCCATTAGCTAAAAGGTGGTCAGCAAGCAGATCGGCACACCTTTTAAGGCTGTAACCCCTAAAGTTCCAGCGCTTGAGCAAGTCATAAATTTCTTTGTTGTTTAGTTCCAAAGAAATATGACCATAGTTTGCAAGAAAGTAATCTTTCAGTTCCTGTACCATAATGCCTTTGAGTGTTGTCATCTTCGTAAGTGTTAGTGAGTAATTAAAAAGTTAGTCCGTAATGTATTTACGGTTAGCCACCGGCGTCGGCGTCGAACCGAAGCGCCCCGCATTAATTAAAAGGTGCAGTTCAATCCATTAGCCCGACTACCATAACTGTAAGAGGTGACTGCTACGAAGCAGTACAATCCATTCGCCTTACTACCATTACTGTCGGAGGTGTCTGCACAACATTTAAAAAGGTGCGGTCGCTACGCCGGTGTTAAGCGATCGTTAGAGAATAGGATGATCTTCCTTCTGTATCCTTTATGGGGTCGGCTTGCTTTCTGTTCACTCGTGACGTGTGGTTCTGCCATAGTCATCACGTTGGTCGCCTGTTTCGGTAGCCGTAAAAAACGGCATTTTTCAAATTGTGACGCCCGGATCGTAAACCACCACCGGCGACGCTTAAAGGTTCGGCACAATTTTTTTACCTGCCTGCAAAATGCAGTCCATATATTTTCGAGATTATTTCGTTGACCTTGCCCACCGAACCCGGAGGACTGACCTTCGCACCTGTCATCACGACGGAACTTTGCGATCAGCTAACCCGGAGGCGGCGGAGCAGGAGAACCAGCGTGTCAATGAACCAACACAACAAAGGTGCAAGAAAGAAATGGATTGTGCAAACATTTCATCAATTATTTTGATTACAAACATAGGATTTACTGCAACCGGCTGGCATTGAATGAATTGCAGTAACGCAAAATGGAATTATTAAAATGGTCGTTTTTTTAGACGTCTTTTAAAAATCGTCAAGCGCAAATCGCCATGCCACCGGACTAAACTACGTTCGTATGATGGGTAGGA